GTCTATGTACAGAATAATTTCCGAGAATTTGTTCCATGTCGGGCGTTTGCCCCAGCGGATCCACTCATTTTTGAACACGGCACCCTCTATTATCGGGTTGTTCATGTATTCCTTCTGAAAAGCCCTGTAACCGACAACCATTTCAATGTCGCGCACTTCCCCCTGCGTCCATTTGGAAGCCCATGAAATATTACCCTTGTTGTCGTAGATGTTCACGCGGGTAACATGTACCGACTTGATGTCGCACCACTTGGCCAGTACCGAATTTTTGGCAATGAGGTTGCCCACCATGATGAAACGACCGCGCCCGCCGTCAAGCGTTCCGAACAGGGCCGAGCGTAACCAGTCAAACAATTTGTTGACACGTGCCGGACTTTCCACCAGTTCGTCATCGTCGAGGTCGTCAATAATGACGTAGTCCGGACGGTGCGAGCGATAGCGCAGACCACGCGGTGACTGTCCGCGCCCACGGGCAAAAAACGCCACTTCCGAGCGTGTCACAAATTCGCCCTCTTCCCAGGATCCTACGTTATACTGTTCACCAAAGTCGTGTATGTACCGCTGGTTATACTGTAATTCGGCCTGAATGTCCCCGAGCAGGGTTTTGGCGTTCTCCTCAGATTTGCCAACCAGTACCATGACGTTAATTTCCCTTCGTTCCTGAATCATCAGCCACATGGGGACAAATACGTCCATGTTGGTGGATTTTGCAGCCCCGCGGTGCCATTGGAAAGCCGCTTTAAGGTTTCTGTTTTTTAGAATTTTGTTAGCGGCTGCAATATGGAACGGGGCGCAAGGCGTTGATTTGCCGGTTTCCGGGTTTACGGTCCAGTGCGGGAAGTAGTAATCCACAAAAGCGGCATAGTCTGCGCGTAAATGCCTGATACGTGCCAGACGCTGCGCTTCCGTTTCGTTGATATTAACGGCCGTTGCAGCCTGTACCGTTTCACAGTGCTGTTTCCACTTTTCTTGAGCCTTAAGTAATTCCGCTTTTGTTGTCATAGATTAAAAACCTTTTTGGAGCTGTTCGGAAATGAACAGGTCATGATATTTGTTTATTGTCTGTATCAGTTCGGGGGTTACATTCGGGTCGAAGCTCATACGATATTGCAGCCATTTGCTGAAAGCCATAAAGACCTCTATAATATCTACTACGGACGTTTTCTTATCCAGTCTTTCAATGGTAGCGGCAAACTTCACCAGTTTATCCGCTGCTGCCGCCGTCTTTTCCGGGCTTGGCTCGTTTACAAGGTCCTCGACCAATACATCTATACTTTTCAAAATTTTGTTTACAAGTTCTGGCCGTGTAATGTTAGCCGCAGAGCGTGCCGCCTGCCAGTCTCCGTCATTTACCCATTTTGTAATCGTCTGTGCAGATACGCCCACCTTTTCGGCTATGACCTTTTGCGGTTCCCCTTGCATGAAGAGGAGGCGTGCGTGCTCACGCATTTTTTCCAGTTCCTTTTTAGTTGCCATTCATGTTTAAAGATGATTTATAACGATTAGCGCACCCACTGCGGGCGCGCTTTCATGCTGCAAAATTGGCCTAAAATCAGGGTATCATAAAAAAGAGTGTAAAGAGTTCACACCCTTTTTTGCCATGGGTTAAAGTAGTTGCAATTTTGCAGCATTGAACGACATCGCGGAGTAGAGCAGAGGTAGCTCGTTGGGCTCATTCCCCAAAGGTCGCGGGTTCGAATCCCGCCTCCGCAACAACAATCAGGTAAGGTAATAAAGATTGATTAACAAGCCGGTGCCCCGAGCGCATACCACCCTCCATCACCATTGCGGCGTTACGCGGGCCGCCGGCTTTATTTTTTTGACGAATGAAAGAAGTAATAATATCCACTGAAGCCGTAAACTCATACGGCACGCGCATACTGACCGACGGTATAGACCTGGAGCAGTTCAAGCGCAACCCTATACTGCTGTGGATGCACCGCAGGAACTACCAGGGAACAGCAGGTCCCATCGGCAGAATCGAGAACCTGCGCCGCGACGGTGCCAAACTGATAGGCACCCCGGTATTTGACCAGAACGACCCTTTTGCCAAGCAGGTAGAGAGTAAATGGGAAAACGGTTTCTTGCGCATGGCTTCCGCAGGTCTTGAACCTCTGGAAGTAAGCGATGACCCCGCCCTGGTATTGGACGGCCAGACCCGTGTCACTGTAACCCGCAGCCGTCTGGTTGAAGTCAGTATCGTTGATATGGGCAGTAATGATGAAGCCTTGCAGTTGTACGCTTCCGGCCAACTGCTGACCCTTTCAGCCGGAGAAGAACACCCGAACCTCCCCATGCTCAAACTTGAAAAGAACGACCCCGCCCCCGGCGAGGAACAAAACAATAAATCAATAAAACAAAACCAAATGAACAAGGAATTTTTAATCCTGCTCGGTCTGCCTGAGACAGCGACCGAGGATCAGGCGCTGGCAAGTCTGCGTCTGCTCAAAGAGAGAGCCGACCAGGCAGAAACCATCCAGCTGGCGGCGGTTACGTCAGCCGTGGACGCAGCCATCGCCGAAAGGCGTATTCTGGCAGAGAACCGCGACCACTTTATCACCCTGGGCAAGTCAGCCGGGTTGCAGAACCTGACCGACACGCTTAAGCTTATGGCACCGCAGCAGAAGCCTACGGAAGTAATCAACCTTAAACGAGAAAGTGCACCGGGTGGCGCAGCACCGGCCAAGGAGTACACCAAACTCAGCGAGGTGCCCGAAAATGAGCTGCTGACCCTAAGAAAAGACGATCCGACCAAATATGCCCAGCTGTATAAGGCTGAATATGGCATCGAATGTCCGGTATTGAAAGACTGATACCAATTAACAACCAACAATTAAACAACAATGAACGCAAAAAGCAATTTTTTGAAGAAAACATTATTTGCCGTGCTGACCATGGTTTGCGCGGTAGCATTTAACAGTACGGCCGGTGCTGCATGTGCGGCAGTCGTCGGAGTTCCTGTAGGAGCCGGAGCGGTAGCCGGTAATGTCGTGGCCATGTTGGCCGGACAGTTCGCCCCTTCCGGTGCATTACGTGCCGGGGTGCTTACAGAAGTGTGGACCGGTGAGATGATCAAGGCGTTTCGTACCGCGCCCGAAGCGTTGGGCTGGATGCAGCGTATCCGCAGTTATAACCAGTATGTAGAAAATGACGTTATCCACTTTACGGAAATCGGCGGTGACCCTACAGTTTTGGTCAATAACAAAACCTACCCGCTAAATATTGAAGCCCTTGAAGATGCAGACAAACCCATTTCATTGGATAAGTTCGATACGACCGCAACCCCTGTGACCGATGATGAGCTGCACGCTTGCAGCTATGATAAAATGGCCAGCGTGCAGGAACGCCACCGCGACGCATTGCGTGAGAAAATCGCAGAAAAGGCAATCCATGCCCTTGCCCCTGACGAAAAGGGGACCGATATTCCTGTAATCAAGACCACCGGTGCAAGTGACGGAACCCGCAAGAAAATGACGTTTAACGACCTTCTGGCAATGAAGCGCGAATTTGACAAAATGCGTATTCCTGGCAAGGATCGTATTTTGGTCCTTTGTTCCGACCACGTTAATGACTTGCTGGAGACCGAGCAGAAGTTCAAGGAGCAATACAACATTAACCAGACCGACGGCAAAATCTGCCGCCTGTACGGTTTTGACATCTACGAATATGACGGCACGCCATACTACACCATGAGCACCGGCAAGAAAAAGGCTTGGGGTGCAGTTGCAGGAGTTGGCGACGCCCGCGCTTCGGTTGCCTTCTATGCCGGCAGAACGATGAAAGCCTACGGCTCAACGAAATTCTATCACAGTGAGGCACAGAAAGACCCTCTCTATCACCGCAATTTGGTGAACTTCCGCCAGTGGGGTATCTGTCTGCCATTAACCAAAACCAAAGTAAGCGGCGCGATTGTAAGTGCACCGCACGCCTAATAATGTAAAGTTATGGGAAAGCAGAAATTAAAGTATCTGGTTATCCACTGCACAGCCACCCCGGAGGGCAGGGATGTGAGCGCCGCCGACATACGGCGAATGCACACCTCCCCCAAGCCCCAGGGGCGCGGCTGGCGTCAGGTCGGATATACAGACCTTTTCAGACTGGACGGGACCCGAGAACGCCTTGTTAAGAATAATGAGGATGCCTACGTGGACGGCTGGGAAGTAACCAACGGAGCGGCAGGCTTCAACAGTGTAAGCCGACATATAGTCTATGCCGGTGGTGTAGCCAAAGACGGCAAGACCCCGCAAGACACCCGCACACCTGCTCAACGCAGTGCCATGGCGGAATATGTACAGGACTTCCACAGGCGCCACCCCGATGTTAAAATCATAGGACACCGAGATTTGAGCCCCGACCGGAACGGAAACGGAAAAGTGGAACCAAAAGAATGGACGAAAGCCTGCCCGAGCTTTGAAGTATCGGAGTGGCTGGAATCCATAGGTATTAAACAGTAAAAACGTGAATGAGCGGCGAAATAGTAACTATCATTGTATCGGCGCTTGTCGCGGCGGTATCAGGCCCTATAGGGTCGTGGTTAGGCCGGAGGGTCGAGCGTGCGAAATATGAGGCCGAGGTTGGCAAGATCCGCGCTGAACTCAACGACAAAATAGCAGAAGTAAAAAGCCATGAACTTGAAAACGTGCGCCAGGCTTCGGACATCCTGATGCAGTCGATAGTACCGCCGCTGCAAGACGAAATAAACAAATTAAGAAATGACGTACAAAGGCTTAACGCGGCATTGGAGCGCGTTTGGGGCTGTCCTCATGTTGACCGTTGCCCTGTCAAATACGAGTTGCTCCTCTTACCGTCAGGTGGAACAAACCACCCGGGAAGAAAAGCAGACCGAGACGGAGACCACCCGAGAGGAAGTGAAGCAGGAGCAGCAGGAACAGACAAAGGCGCGTGAGGAAACCGACGAGAGTGTGACGGTGACGGAAATAGAAATCTATGATACCGACCGGGAACCGGACCCCACCACCGGAGCCCTTCCCGTAAAGGCACGCATCAAGCAGCGCACCGACCGCACCGGAACCACCCGGGAAGTGGAGGAAATGCGCAAGCAGGAGACCGCCGATTTGACCGAGAAACAGGTGTATAGCAGCGGGGAACTGTCCGAGGCGGTTGTAGTGGCCGAGAAGCCGGCAAGCCTTTGGGAACGCATGAAAAAAGGCGTTATGTGGGGTGCTGCTTTAACCGTATTGGCGGCAGCCTTATGGATATTTTTCAAACTTAAAAAACGATAGCAGTATGGCAAACGAAGAAGTAAAGAATCCCCAGGAAGTACCGGAAGAGGCGGTACAGGATAAAACAGAAGAATCAAGGGAGCAGGAAGCCAAGCCCAAAGAAAAGGCCAAGGAGGGAGCAAAGCCGAAAAGCCAGAAAGCGGCCAAGGCAGAAGCCCCATCAATGCTCAAGGCGGTAGGGATTGAAGCGTGCAAGCGTCACAGTCTGCCCGTTGTGTGGGTGACTGACGACGGCCAGTGCTTCCCGGAACAGGGAGACGCCAAAGCCCATGCCGTCAATTTGAAGAACAAAGGAATCATTAAAGTAACGGCAGAATGAGCACCAAACTAACAATCAACAGAACCAACGGCAATGTCCCCAAGACTTTGCCTGGCGAGGACCATATCAGCGGTTTTGTCGCTTACCTTCCGGAGGCCGAACTTCCGGAGAACTTCAAGACCGAGCATGTGCAGGCCCTTTCCACGATAGACGCAGCCGAGGCGGCAGGAATAACAGCCGACTCCACCAGCTGGGCAGTCAAAGTGTTGCATTACCACCTCAGCGAGATTTACCGCGTGAATCCGGCTGTAAGCCTTTATGTGGGACTTTTCGCCAAACCGACCATCAGCGACAATTATACATTTGCCGAACTTAAGACTGTACAGAATTTTGCAGGTGGCCGAATCAGGCAGATAGCCGTGTGGTGTGGCGACCGTAACATGAGTGCCGACGACATTGTGACCTTACAGGGCATAGGTGACGCACTGGCAGCCGAGGCGGCCGAATTGTCTATCCTCTACGCCCCAAAAGTTACGAATATAAAGCAAATTACCAAGGAAGCGGCCGGCACAGGCAAAAGCCGTGTAAGCGTGGTAATATGCCAGGCAGGCAGCGGAACCGGTGCCACCCTCTACAAGGACAAGGCCAACTCCGCCAAGAGCAGCGTCAGCGGCTTGGGTACGGTTTTGGGGCTTCTGAGCCGTGCCAAGGTTCACCAATGCATCGCCTGGGTCCGTGAGTTCCCGACAGGTATAACCCTGCCGGCATTCGGGGACGGCACCCTTTACAGGGATATGGACAAAGCACTCATCGAGCAGCTGGACACTGCCCGTTACCTTTTCTTTGTGACGCAGCCCGGACAGACCGGCAGCTACATGAATGACAGCCACACCATGGACGAAGCCACCAGCGACTACGCGGCCATCGAAAGCGTGCGTACCATGGATAAAGCCGTTCGCGGAATCCGCAAATACATAGTTCCGGAACTTGGCGGCAACGTCTATGTAGATGCAGAAAGCGGCAAACTGGCCAGCTACAGCGTCGAGAACCTTATCACGGTGGCGAATCTTGCCCTCGAGGAAATGGAACGTGCCGGCGAGCTGAGCGGCTACAAGGCAGACATCGATCCCGACCAGGACGTGGCAAGCACCGGCACCCTTGATATTGTCATCAAGAATGTGGCCAGCCCGGTAATCCGCCATATAAACATTAAAATCGGCTTTGCAAAAAGCGTTTAAGCAACCTAAAAAACAAGAGTAATGGCAAGTGTTATAAATAACGGTATTCCTTTGGTCAACGGCATGTTGTGCGCCTGGGCTGATGTGGTTATCCTTATCGGCGGCGTGCCTGTTACGGGCATTGTGGGCGTAGAATATGGCGACGAGCAGGAAGTTGTAAACAAGTACGGTGCAGGCCGTCACCCGGTCGGGCGTGCAAAAGGCAGAATTATCCCTACCGGCAAACTGATACTTTACCAGGAAGAAGTGCAGGCATTGCAGGCCCAAGCCCCCAACGGGCGACTGCAAGACCTTCCCCCTTTCGATGTTATTGTGCAGTACCTGCCCGACAGCGGCCTGATAGTTACCGACAAAATCCGTAACTGCCAGTTTTCGGGGAACTCCAGAAAATGGAAAGAGGGTGACACCGGGCAGGAAGTCGAACTTCCGCTCGTGCCCTCACATATAGACTGGGGCGGTCCAAAGGTATAATATAAATATAATAACCGGCAGCCGTCAGGTGCAAATCCCTGACGGCTACCGGCAGTCAATAAAAAACAATTAAATACCCTTTAAACGATATGAAAGAAGTAACGAAAGAAGCAAGAACCTTTGACGGCGGTATCACTCCCGAGCAGGTGGAAGCAATGAAATCCAAGCACCGTAAAGTCTTCCGTGTGGATATTGTGGACGGTGAGGATACCCATGTGGGCTATTTCAAACGCCCGGATTTTGCCACAATCAAGGCAATAACAAAAATATCAAAGACAGATGAAGTGGAAGCCGGAAAGGTGCTGTTTGATAATTGCTGGTTGGGCGGCAGTGCGGAGCTTCGCGATGATGCAGTCCTTTTTATGGCTGTTCAGGTCCAGCTCGGCAAGTTGGTAAACGGCTGCATGGGTTCCCTAAAAAACTTGTAGAGGCGCACGCTTTGGCCGACGTAGATACGGAGGACACGTTCGCCAAGGGGTGCGCCCTTATACGGGCAAACCTTCATGTAAACAGTGATGATATAAAGACGGAGGAAGAATGGGCAGCGCTTTATAATCAAGCCCTATGGCTGGAGCGCTGGCGTAATAGAAACCATGCTGAAATGATAGCGTCTTTGTTTGGTGAGGGCACGCATTAAGAACGCCAGAAAACCCACCAAGGGAGCGGAGCACCTTTACCGTCTTTGGACAAGCCGAAACGGATAAGGTCTATCATATAAAGCAATATTCCCAATATCCCAAATATCAAGACCCCGTAACCAATTATTTTGAGTAAAAAACCAATCATATTGTATCAGTATTAACACGTTACAAATATAATAAATATAATCGATATGGCGAGTGTATTTGACTATATTTTTAATATTGGCGGCAATTATACCGCTACAATAAACGGAATGAGCACTGCAACCGGCGACTTTACCGCAAAGGTTGACGGTGCGCAGAATGCCGTAGGCAAAATTACTACAGTGCTTGCCGGTATTGATTTGGTCAAAAACGCCATTGAGGGGCTGAACCAGGCGACAGAGACATTAAGCGGGTCAGGTATTAGACTTGACAGCCAGATGCACGACCTTAGTGCGGTTGCCGGTGTTACCGGTGAAACCCTGAAACAGATCGAGGGTTTTGCCCGTGACAGTGCCAAGGCGTTCGGTACGGACGCAAGTGTAGCGGTAGAGGGGTACAAGCTTCTTTTATCACAGTTGAGCCCCGAATTGGGTAAATACCCCGATGTGCTGCGAGCTATGGGAGACTGCATACAGACCACCAGCAAACTAATGGGCGGAGACGGCGTGGCAGCCGCTCAGGTACTGACCACAGCCATGAACCAGTACGGTGTCAGTCTGGAGGACCCGACCCAGGCAAGTGAAGAAATGGCGCGTATGATGAATGTTATGGCAGCGGCAGGCCAGGCGGGATCGGCAGAACTTCCGGCCATATCGGCCGCTTTGCAGCAGTGCGGTATGGCCGCGAAAGCCGCCAACGTCAGTTTTGAGGAAACCAACGCCGCAATCCAGGTACTTGACAAAGCAGGCAAGAAAGCGAGCGAGGGCGGCGTTGCCCTTCGTAATGTGCTGGGGCAACTCAGCAAAGGCCGTTTCATAGAGAAGCAGGCCGCCGAGGAACTGCAAAAGGCGGGCATTGACGTGGTGGCATTGGGTGACACTTCCAAGACATTGAAAGAAAGACTCGAAATGCTGAAACCAATGCTTAACGACAGCGCCCTTTTATCCAAGTTCTTTGGGGTGGAGAACGCCAACGCTGCTCTTGCCCTGATACAAGGAACGGAAGCACTGTCCGGCTTTACGGAAGCAGTTACGGGCACCAACAGCGCAACAGACCAGGCGGCAATAGTCATGCAAAGTTACGCAGAGCGACAGGCGGCATTTAATCAGAAAATAGAGGATTTTAAAATATCAGTATTCCAGTTGACAGGGGATTTGACCTTTTGTGCCGGTGTGCTTTATAATATCGCTATGCCGTTGGCGCAACTTATGCCGCTTATTTTGGGTGTTGGTAAAGCGATGTTGTGGGTAAAGGGGCTTAATTGGGCAGGCATGTGGACTCGAATAAAAGGGGCTGTTTATGTTGCCCGTTTGCAAATGGCATTTATGAACCGCGAACTAATTACGGGACAGTTTGCTTCTAATGGTTTTCTGATAAACATTACACGAGCCACCCTTGCCGTTTTGCGCTTTGCCACCGTTGGCCTTTTCAATGCCCTTAAGGGATTGGGGGCACTGGTGTTGTCTTTTGTAACCGGGGGTACGGCTTCCGCCACTTTCTCCACCATAGCCTCGACTTCCTTTGGTGTCTTTTCCACAGCGGCGACCACAGCCTGCCGGGCCGTATCGGTAGCCATAAGCAGCATACCGATAGTTGGCTGGATAGCGGCGGCCATATCCGCCCTTATAGCCGTAGGCGTTTACTTCTGGAATACATCAGCCAAATTCAGGGCCGTGCTCAAAGGAATATGGGCGGCTTTCAAAGCCTGTTTTTCCGGCATTGGTGAACTTGCCAAACAAACCTTTGGGGCTATTGGTGATCTGATTAAAGCCGCATTCAATCTGGATGCTTCCGGAATATCGGCAGCATTGAACAAGTTAAAGGCCGGTTATGCCGACTATGGCAAACAAGTTGGCCAGGCATTTAATAAGGCATACGATGCAGAAATGGCGGAGTCCGCCAAGAAACAGGCGGCTGATAAGGGAAAGAAACAAACGGCCAACGGAACCGCCGCTACAGCCCCCACGGTTGAAGTGCCCACAACGGATCCAACCGGTGGAGGTTTGGCAAATGCCGGTCTGGGCAGCGGAAGCGGCGGGGATAGCGGAACCGGAACCGGTAAAATCCGCAACGTAACCATCAATATAGAAAAATTGGTTGAGCGTATCGAACTGCATACGTCCACCCTTACGGAAAGCACTGAGCGAATCCGCGAGCAAGTGGCCGAGGCACTTATGGGCGCGCTCAACGACACCCAATTAGCGACAGAATGAAACTACCTGTAAGCATATCATTTATGGCCCTTGGAGCGGCACAGTTCGCCGCCAAGTCGCTTGTACGGTTCAAGCCCGGGCGAACAGGTGAAGCCCCAAGCTGGGAGGGTCGCGGTGCAGACATTACCACCCATGAGATAGGCGCACCCATAACCGACCGCTCATATTGGGAGGGTCGCTATGCCCTTTGCACGCTGACCCTTCGGCGTGAGGACGGGGCGGAACTTGAAATCACAGACGCGGTGGCTGCCGTCAGCCGCGAACGCCGAATCGTGAGCACAGGGCTTGTCGGACGTGACGGCACGGTGAAAGAATACATAAACGCCGGAGACTGGGCGGTCAATATCGTGGTAGGCGTACAAGCCTTGCGCGGTGGTGTAATCACCGACGACTACCCGGATGAAGAAATGCGCCGTCTCTGTGAGTTCCTGGAAGAAAAGAAACCGTTGGAAGTTTACAGCGCCTTCCTGGATATATTCGACATTACGAAAATCGTAATCAAAAGTTATTCAGCGACACAGGCGACAGAATCGAACTATCAGGCTGTAAGCATCAGCGCGGTAAGCGATGAAGATTATGAAATATACAGCAACGAATATTAAACACCCATTAAACAGTAATTAAAATGGCATTTACAGAAGAACAGGAGGCCAAGCTGACAAAGTTGTTGGCAGCCTTTGAAAATGGAAAGCGAATCAATGAACTGGACCCGGCAGTCGGTGAGCTCAGCGCCATGCAGATAGAAGTCATGGACGAAACGGGAGAAACCCACCGCATGGAGCTTGAGCGCGCCGTGTCGGAAGCGGGCAACCCGATAGCCGGCCGCTGGTGGAACAGCACCAACGCCACGACAAAAGCCGCCGGCTGGTTCGGTTCCCTGGAAGCATTAAAGAAACTGCCCGAAACCCTGGGTCTTGGGCGTTACCTGGTAGCGGACGACCGCACCATGCGCAAACTCGATCCGAAAGACTCCACACGTTTTGAGGATGGCAGCCCGGCGGCACTTGATGGGACTATGGGGCAGTGCATGTGGTGCTGGTCCCGTCCGTGGTATTTTACGCGTTGGAGCGACGGCGAAGGTGACAAATGGGCCATTACGTTGAAACCGATACCCGGGAAGAAAAGTTACCGTATTCCTGTGGGCGGTGTTTCCTGGCTTGATGCCGCCGTAATGGACCGCACCGAGCAGAAACTTTGCTCCGTAATCAGTGGCGACGAACGCTACCGCGGTGGAAACGGTTCGGCCCGTCCCGATACCGACCCCAAAAAACCGGCGGCGAACACACCTCAGGCAAGTATGCTGGGTATGCCTGCCACTGCAATAAGTACAACGAATTTTGGCACCTATGCCCGCAAACGTGGCGAGGGTTGGGAGGCAAACTGGTTTGTAGCCCGTGCTGCCGTTGAAATCCTTATAACGGTAATTATGGGCGACCGTAACATTCAGGCAGCATACAACCCTGAACGCGATGCCGACGGGCTGATGCAGGGCGGATTCGGTTCAGGTGTTACGACCATGGGCTGGCAGGAATGGTCAGATTATAACGGATGTTACCCTCTTGTACCTACCAATGTAGGGCTTGAAATGGGCGACGGTACAGGACTGGTGTCTTACTCATTGCCTGCCAGTGAGGGCAGCGACCAGGGCACCCCTTACAAAACCTTCCAGGTACCTGTATTTTTCGGATTGGTTCATGCCGGTTACGGCCATTTGTGGCGTTGGGTACGCGGTTTGACCATAAACCAGGAAGCCGGTGTAAAAACCGAGGTATATGTGGCCAAAAGCATGGCAGCATCCTTTAACCCTAACAGTATAGAAGGCTTAAAGAAAGTAGCAGAATGTCCTCAGGCGGAAGGGTATATAAAGCGCGTAAGTTATGAGGGATTATGTGGAATGCCTACCGAAGTGGGCGGTAGCCCTACAACCTGTTTCCCTGACTATTTCTATACAAATGGTAAGACCCAGACAGGCCTTCGTGTCCGCGCGGCTGGCGGTAGCGCTTACGTTGGTGCGGCTGCGGGCGCGTTCTGCTCGACTGCGCACTATACGG